TGTTGCTGTCATAATATACGTTGCTATTGTTACAGCACCTACTGTAGTGTTAGTAGTATTTACTTTTAATCTAACAGTAGAAGTACCTCCACTTCCAGTTTTACTAAATTTTAATTTTATGTTAGGTATACAAGTTGCGGGAAATGTATTTGGCGAAAATATAAAAGGTGTAATTGCAGTAGGTGAATTGTAAAAAGTTTCTGATACTGTTCCAGTTACTGCAAATGCTGGGAATTCATTTAAAATTCTTCCAACTCCATTTGAAGTTATTTGACTTGTTAAAGCTAAAGTTCCACTCGCATCAGGTAGTTGATATTCTTGGACATCTGTAATATTATCACATAATATTTTACCAAAAGTTTCACCGGCAGCACCATTATAAAATTTTAAATAAGTATCTGACAATTCAACTCCTCTTGTAGGTGATGAAGGGTTTGAAAAATTTGTAATATCTTGAAATATTTTAAGACCAGTTATTGTTTGATTTCCAGTTAATTTTACTACTGAATTATCATTAGCTTTTGAATTTATTTGAGTTTGAATTGAACTCGTAGCATCGTTATAACTTTGTTGGTTGTCTGTTTGGTATCTTTTATTTGAACTATCTGCAATATCAGCTGTTGTAACGCTTTTATTTTTCCAAAGTGAAGTTACACTATCATAACTTAATAATTGATTATTAGCAACGCTTGAAAGTGCTACATCGTGAATTTCTGATAATTCATAACCGTTTTGTATTCCAACTTCAATTTGTCCTAATGTAGGATGTGAACGTGTTACTTTACCTACATAAACTAAATGTGTAGGTGCTAATGTTTTTGTTGATGTATATGTTCCAGCAGTTACTCCACTTAAATATAATTGCACTCCTTCTGTAAAAGCTGAAGTATCTAACCCACTTAAATCACCAATTATAACACAATTTCCTAACCCATTATTTGAAATATTAGATTGTAACAATCCAAATGTTCTTGAACTTAATTCATCTGTTGTAGCAAGTGCTTTTGAAACTAATGCTTTGTTTCCATTTGCTCCACTAATATAAACTACTGTACCTTTTGTTAAAGTTGCACCAGTCATATTTTTTACTTCACGAACTAATGAACTTGCTTGACTGCCTACAGGTATATCTAAAGCAGTTATAAATGGATTTGTACCGTCTGCACCGTTATTAGTTAATTGACTTGTTTGTGTTGGTATTGTAGGCTTGTTTAATATTTGCGAATCACCACTAACAGAATTCCAATCAGCATTTACGTTTACTTCTGCCCCTGTAGCAATTCCTGATAATTTATTTTTTTCAGCAGTTGTATAATCATTTAAAGTTGCACCTGCTAAAGTACCATTTCCTAAAGGCACATCAGCATCAGTTCCTGTATCACTATTAATAGTAAAATTACTTGCAGTTTGAGTAGTTGTTAAATTTGCACCGCCACCACCTGTTACAGAATTTACATTAATAGTAGTTAAATTAGGTTGTACTGTTATTGCAACTGTTTCAGTAGTTTCATAAACATTAACATCAATTATATCGTTTGCCATTTTATCTTGTTATATCACAATTAATAGTAAAATTTCCTTCAACCCAAGTTTTAACAGTTCCATCAGAAAAAGTTATTTCAATATCATATAAATAATTATATTCAGGTATATTAATTATTTGTTTGTTTATTTTAAATAAACCACCAGCAGCATTTGTAATTGTAATTCCTGCAGAAGCAACAGAAGTAAAAGATAAAATAGGCACACCGTTACATTCTTTTTTTAATTGCATTTTAATAACAGCACCTGTTAAATTTAAAACAACCGCATTTTTAATTACTGCAAAATTAACAGCTTCAAATGTATCGCCTTTTATATGTGAGAAATTTAAACTCATATCTTATTATTTTTTTGTAGTTTATTTAAAAAGATTTCTAATTTTTTAACATTAGTTTCTTTCGGTTTATATGTTTCTTTTATAGCACCCATCCTGAAAAATTTGCGTCTTTGTCTGGATATACATCAGCATTTGAATTTGTATTGTATTCAGGAAAAGAAACTTGGTTAAAACTCATATAATCAATAAAACGATTTGTATAGCTTTGTGCTGTATCTCTTGTTAAAGCAACTAATGAATCTATTTCTGTTTTATCAACTGCAGTACTATTTTCAGAATTATGTTTAAATACGCCTTTCTCGCTTATTTTAATAGATGCATAAGGTAAAAACTCTACCATAGTCCAATGTACTACCATCATTTTAATATAGTCGCTTAAAAGCGTTGTATATGGTGCAGCTAAATTACCTGCTACAATTCCATCATTAATCTTATTGTATAATTTAGTACCTAAAAAATTTTGAATATGTACTTGTTGAGCTTGAAATATATATTGTGTATATGTATCAGGGTCTACATTGCCATTTAAAATAGTGTATTTAACTAAATCGTTTGTTGTTATAAATAGTGCTTTTGCCATTTGTTATTAATTTGTATATCCCATTTTATCCCAATATTCTTGAGTGTATCCTTTTGTAGGCATATCACTTGGTTTCATAGAAACTTCTTTGTCATTACGTATTCTATATCCGTATTTTTCAGCTGTAGCAGAACTAATAGCTTTTGCGTTTGGATTTGTAGGGTCAATTTTAATGCCATCAAAGTTAGCATAGGTTCTTCTTAACCATTTGTGATTGCATCTTGCCCCACCTTTGTATAACCAAATAGAATATGAATCAGCACCTTTAACTCCAAAACCTGAATTTACTACTTGTGTTTCCATAGCTATAATATCTTCTTTACGATATACTTTGTCAGAACGTAACATCTTTTTACAGAATTCACGTTCACCTGATAAATCACCACTATAAACATATCTTGTAATAAACTGAATACCATCTACAACAGCATCTTGTTCAGGACTTTTAATGTTAGGTCTTGCAGTACCTGTAGAAGTTATAAATTTCCACATTTTAGATAGTGTGCTTTTCTTTTTATTATTTAAAGTATTTATTTCAGAATCTAATTCTTCTTCAGTATCATAATCAACTTCAGTTTCATCAATTAAAAACCATTCATCGCTTAATTCTTCTCCTTTATCAATTAATAAATCAGCAATACTGTCACTTGACATTTTAACACCTGTTTCTTCTTCTGTTGTTTCTTTGTTCATTCCTTCAATATCAACAAATTCTAAAGGCTGTATTGTTTTAAAATATAATTTTAATGATATACCATTAACAGCTAGTATTTCATCTAAAGCGTCTATTATTTCTAATTGGTATGGTTTAATAACTATGTTATCAAATAATAATGTAGCAGTCTTTATTTCATCTGCATTGTTACCTAGTCCACCATCACCAGAACGTATTCCTAATAACATTGGTGAAGTAACTCTATGTCCTACTATTAACTTATCAAAACATTCTTTACTTAAATATTCGTAATGTGCAGGTGCATCGTTTAAAGGTAAATCTTCTACAGTAGTTTTAGATTCTGCATTAGCATTAAAAGCTATAATAACTTTTTCACCTCTTGCTCCTGTTAATTTACCCATTACATCACGCTTCATTTTATCACGCATTTCTTCAGAAGGAATACCATTATTGAAGTTTATTACTTTTGTACCACTGAATCCGTTTTGAACATCGTTAATTTGATAATCTGCTATGTTTTCTTCTAATAAAGCATAAGGTAAAGAACCTGAATAATCTATTGGACTATAATAGTCAAAACCTGATACATAAGGATGTATTACATAAATTTCAACTTCATTACCATTACCAAAACCAAAAGCAGGAATTCGTTTACAATCTTCAGTTGGTTTCTTTTTAGTCCAATCAGGGTGATAATACCAAGCTTCAATTTGTCCTTTATCATTACATTTTTCAGCACGTAAAGTTTGCATAGGAAAGTGTAACACTTGTTTAACTGTTTTCTTTTCTATTACAACTTGCATAGCAGCCATTCCTAACAATTTACGTTCTAAAGCTATTTTACGCAAATCTGAATCTTTAATAATAGATTTCATTTGTGCATATTCATTTGGCTTTTTATTAGAATCTAAAGCATCCAAACCTTTACCATAAATCATATTAGCAACACCTGTAATAATAGCACCATTTGTAGCACTATATAAATATCTATCAATTAAATATTGAAAGTAATTATTATCACTTCCGTATTCAATGTAATTGTTCTTTTTATTTTCTTGTATTACAGGGCTTGTATAAGCACTTAAATTTACTATTGATATATTACTCATAAATTTTAAATTCGTTGTTTGTTACGTTTGCCACGTATTGATTTTGGTTTACTGTATAAGTATCGTTTGCTTGATTTGTGCAAAAAATTTTATCTTTATAAACTGTATTGTTACCATTTTTAATAGTTAAATTATAAAATGTATTTTCTTTTAAACTAAAAACAGTTGTAGCAGTTATATAATAATCTGACAAATAAAAATCTGCAGCTATATTATTTTCAATTCCTGTAGTTTCATTTCTTAAAACAATAGTTGTAGCATTCATTTCACGTGGAATAAATGTAATGCTTTGTGCTGTATTTTGTTCTTTTAAAATTATCATAAACTATTTTTATATATTAATAATTTAAATTCAAAATTGTTTTAAAACAAAAAAGGATGCTAAATAAATAGCACCCTTCTTAAAAAAAACAAACAATAATATTATGCTACAGTACCTTCTACAATAGAAGCTAAAATACCTGTAGTTAACGGTCCAGTTACAAAGTTTGCAGGTAAAGGTTCCATTCCTTGGAATTCCAAAGAATATCCTGACAAATCACCCATAGCAGCACCGCTTGAAATAGTTGAAGTAACTAAATCCATACCTTTTGTTAAACCTGCTAAAAA